TGTTGTATACTTCCCCCCCCTATATCTTCAACTTCTAATAACATATTTCCACTAGCACTTGTTATACCAATATTTCCTGTTGTTGTTAAATCATGCGTCCCCAAATCAACATCACTCGTCGCTCCGAGGTATGGAATGTAATCAGATAAGTATTTCTCAAACTCTGGATGAACAGAAATTCCAGAATGGTTAGGAATAAACATATCCGTAGCGATTGCTGTCTTCTTCTGCACACTTCCACCTAGTTGCTTAACAATTTTCTGAGCCTTAGTCTGTCCCATTAATCCAACCCCACTCTCTTCCTATCTGGAACTAAGGACTCTTGAGGGATCAAAGCCATGTCATATCCAGGAGCCTTAGAAGAATCTGCCGCAGTCCTAGCGTCCCACCACGTCTTTAGTTCCTTGTCTCCTATTCTGTTTGCCATAGTAAATATTAGAAATCAAACTATAAAAATCTATGCTGCCCTAGCAATTATAGTTAAATAGAAAACATTGTCGTTCGCTGTGATAATATAAGAAGTGGTGTCTGCTCCAGCCGTAGCTGCTCCGGTGCTTAGTGCTGTTAAGGCTGTGTTCAATAAAGCCATAGTCTCGTAAGCTGTTGATGTGCTTGTGATATCTCCTGTGGCCATTATTCCTTAACCTCTTTAATCTCTTTAACTTCTTTCTTAACCTTCTTTCTTAACCTTCTTTGGCTTAACTTCCTCGCGATACGGTCTATCCAGAACTGCTTATCTTGCTCTTCCGCTTCCTCTAGGTATTTTTTACAGTTTTCTAATGTCATGCTGTTGTCCCATCAATCACGCCACGCCTGATTAAATCTTTAATTAATGTTCCTAAGCCATCTCCTATCTCCGTAACCAGTCCATTACAATCAATAGAAAAATCTTCTGTTAAATTAGTAACTGCCCATGTTGGAGCTGCTCCAGATGAATCAGAATTGATAGTGTCTCTAGCTCCTCCCTGTAGAATATCTGCCATTAGTTAATTACATCTGTAAGCTTGAATACTGCGTTAGGGTTTGGTCTTGTAGCCTCTCCCTCTGCCCATACTCGAACAGTCTTACCGATACCCTCGTCATTTACTACTGCGGAAGTAATACCCATAAACTCTTTCCAAATTACTGCCTTACTTGGTGAGAATATTGTAACTGTGTCTGTTGGTCTGTTGGGATCTGAGACTATCTTAACTCCCATAAAGCTCATTAACTCTCCACTTCCTATCTTTGCACTAGAGAAACTAGGAATACTAGAACCTTTAACAGTGATTAACCACCTTAACAACCACTTCTTTTCTGCTGGGTTCATGTAAGCTACTAGGTCAGAACTGTCATATCCGTATGATTCAATGTTCTCGATTGCATTTAAGAAATCATAAATTGGGTCTGCGTCTGCATCAACATTCCATCCACTTCCTGCTGCTGCTGCTGTCTGTGCTCCGCTAGCGTCTAGAACTGTTAATATTCTAGAATCAATCTTCTTGTTTACTGCGATAACTGAATCCTTTATGATATCTCCCCATACATCTGGATCGCTGTCCTTAATGTCTTCTAGTGAAATCAAAGGAGAACTAGCAAAGTATTTCTTTACATAGCTTAAGTGTCTAGTATAACTGTTCTCAATCACAACAGGCATAGCTTTTGATGACGTTTCAATTAAGTCTCCAGTAATTCCTATTGTAGTTGGGCTTGTTAAATACCCCGCAGTCTTAGACATCCATTGCATTTCTCTCGCACTTGTTGGGATAACTCTAACATAATTCTTTAAAATAATTCCAACGTCTGCAAATCCCTCTACTAACTTAGTAATATCAATTCCCCTAATTTCTGCCATTCCTGCTGTATCTGCCATTATCCGAACAACTCCATAGCTACCCAATTAGTATCAGCACCAGTCTCTAGAAATCTACCCCAACAAATCCCGTTCTCGTAGTCTGTTGCTGCGCCATTAGTAAAGTTATTTTTAGCTATCATACTAGATAAAAGTCCTACTGTAGAACCACCTGCTCCACATTGAACCTTAAAAATTCCATTCCTATAAACACTTACAGACGTTCCAACATTCGCGATCTTTTCCTCTGCTACAATTCCGCCCATTATATCAGCGTTAGCCGAAGTGATCGCCACGGTTAAATTAGTAGTTGCTCCTGTGAATGTAACGCAATCCCCTTTCTCGAAGGCTGCTGCCTCTGCACAATTAACTCTAATAGGAGGGTTTGTTTCGAAAAGTAATACTGCTGTTTCGTTTGCCATAATTATCCTTAGAATAAATACTATATAAATCTTTCGTTATTCGGTAAGCCGATTACTTTAATTCCTTTTCACACAATTCAAGCATTACAGCCCTTACTTTTGCATTCCTAGCCTCTGCTTTATTGGAAGTTTCTATCTTTTCTTTAGTATCTGTCCAGAATGCTTCGTCTGTGTCCTCTGCAATCTTAACTCCAAGTTCTTCATTTTCTATCATTCTTTAATCCCTCCACTCATTACTTTGTCTGAGTATTCTTTAGGAGTTTCTTCTGTAACTTTTGTTTCTACTGCTCCGCCTGTTGTTCCTGCTAGTCTTTGATTAGCGTGGAGTTTTTCTTGTCTGTCTAGAATTTCTTCTGCTTTCTTGTTCGCTGCTTCTTGCCTTGTGACAATCGCCTCGGTCTTGTCATAAAGAGAAATAGGTTTAGGATCGCTCTCAATAGCTTCCATGTTTTCCTCTGTTGGTTTTGTTTCATTTTCATCTGTCATGTATTTTGTAGGAATTTAGACTTTATAAACTTTTCTCTATTGCTGCTGTTAGGCTTTTTACTGCTGCTGTTAAACTTGCTTGCCATTTGTATCTCTCGACGATAAGCGTAATAGTCCAGAGTCCAAGCACTCCATAGTTTATTAAAGACTGTTCTATCATAACCACACCATAAAAATTAGATATAAAAATGCCCCATCAATCATTCCTTCTGCCCAACTCATGTTAATTCTAATCCCCTAAAGAACTCTCTAGAATTTAATAATGATTCACTTGGGTTTGCAATAACATTAGTTAATATCTTTCCCCTTGCTACCGTAAGCTCTCTCTTTTGTTTATCTATCTCTAATTGGGCTTTATTAAATCTTCCTGTGATTTTAAGGACTGCTTTTCCAATACTAGCTACTTGTAATGCTTCTTCAGCTTCGAGTAGTGCCTGTTCTACAGATTCTATCTCCTCTAATGCCATCTCTGCTGTATACTCAAATAGGTTCCCATCTTCATCTAATGAAAATCCCAACGAGGCAGCCTCTGGTATCTTTGTTAATTGTTCTCCTGCCTTTCCAACCTCTCCCTCTATTGCTTTTATATTAGAGGTTAGTAAATCATTAGTAATCTTAGCAATACCCCCTCCGATTATTAATTTGGTTACGGTTCCCATTTTTCCAACTATTCCCTTTAGCTTTATTGACGCGGTTAATGCTCCTTTAGTGGAGGTGGCTACTTTCCCACCAGTAAAAGCCTTAGACAGAAAACTCGAGACAGAGGGCGTTAATCCTGAGACTACTGCTGCTCCGCCTGCTACTCCTCCAGCTAATAATGCTCCCCCTGCACTTAATCCCGTCGCTGGTTCATCTAATACCACTAATTCTCCAGTGACAGAGTTTGTCGCTATTCTTCCATGACCTAAATTAAGTCTCTCTAAGTCCGATAAATCAGATAATAGTCTTGGTTGTTTAACTTCTTCTGAGGGTTCTGTTGAGTCTTCTGGTTCTTCTATTGGTTCTTCTGGAGTTAGGAGTTCTTTTGCTGCTTCTTGCCGTTTGAGGAGGTCTTGGGCTGCCATTACTTCTTCTTGAGTATCTAATGGGCCCCTTTCATTAATTTGTTTTTGTCGTAGTTCTTCTCGTGTTGGGTCTTTCGCATTTAAGTTTGTTTTCTCTGCTTCGGCTTTAGCTGTCTTTGCATCTGCCTCCCGCTTGTTTGCTAGTTGAACTTTAGCTTGTTCTACTGCTGTCCCTTGCGTTAGTTTCTTTTTCTTCTTTGCCATTATCTATTAAGTTTTGGTTCCGCCTCGTTCGGTTGTATTTCTGTTTGTCCGGTGTTCTTCTCTGCGTTCTCTTGAGTCTGTGGGGCTAGACTTGGGGGTCTGTTAAATTTAATTTTTACTCCTACTTGGTTCCATAAATCTGATTCTAGCTCTAGCTGTTCTTTTGCGTAGATTGGTTCAAAGATTAGGTGTCCATTAATTCCTCCGACCTCACTTGTTCCGTCTGACGTAGCAATACTTCTAGGAACTCCAAACACTTGATAAAAGAAAGCCTCTAGATACCTAATCCAGTCCATCCTCTCACTTAATGGCTTCATGGGGAAGTCTTCTATCTTTGCTGTGTCTTCTGGAAGTCCGACCATCTGTCCTTCTTTTACTGCTTTCTCTATTTGGGAGTTTGCGTATGCTATCTTTCCTTCGCTGTTTGTTTTGTAGTAAACAATTCCTAATGCTCTTCCTCTTTTCTCTAGCATTCGGTTAGTAATTAATGCTTCATTTCTAGCGTCGATAATCCACTTCACAGCATCAATCTGAGAGGTGCCATGTATTTGGTCGCCTAGTCTTTTGTTTTGGGAATGTAGCATATTTTGGATTTTGATTGGTTTCCACTTGTTTCCATTCCATGAGTCGTATCTTTTAATTCTTCCACTCTCTGCAAACACAACTCTAACTCTCTCTGGAGAAATTGGAATTAAGTTAATTAGCTGTCCCCCATCACCCCTCTTTATCTCAGCAAATGCATCTCCTACTACGAACTTCATTACTAGATGGTTCCACATTATAGTTTCAAAAGAATCCTTCCCCATTCCATCCATCCCCTTTAAAGAAAGTTCCATATTTTTATTTTCGGTTATATGTCCTCTGCTTACCGACCAAGTAGATAAGGTGTTAGCTGCGGAATTAATCTCTGGTATCTCTGAATAGTAACCCATGTTTTGTGGAGCATCGGAAAAATACCAGAATGTCTCACCTTCTGCGTTCTGAGTATCTAGGGCTTTTGAGGAGACTATAAAGTCCGGAACATCAATGTCAGTAGTAGTGGAGTTGGATAAGTCTAGTTGTGCCATTATAAGTTTAGTTTGCTTGGGATAGCTATTTTTAATTGTGTAAAGTCATAGTTTGCGTCTGTCGCATTTGAGGGGTCATGTAATAATGTTATTTTAGCAGTTCCCACTCCTCCACTCGGAGTCATTATTCCTATGACGCTAACCCTTAGGGTCTCTCCTATATTAAAAACTGTTTCTGGGATATTTATAGACATAACAGTATTATTATAATAAGGGTCTCCAATATCCGCACCTATAATAGGGATAGTGCTTTCGGAGCCAATTTCGGTTTCTGTTGTCCCGTCCCACTTTCTTATTTTAACCCTTATGGAATAACTGGCATTCGAACCTCCCCCACTAGTAAAATCAACTCTCCAAGGCACATAAACTAAAGCAAATCCTTTTAGGATTTTAGTCATTTGAAACTCTGTTAAGTCAAAATCTAAATCAAAACTATTTCCATCATTTTGGGATGTTCCTTCTGTAGTATTATTATTTGAATAACTAGCCTCTCCACTTAATTTATAATCTACTCCTGTAGATTTGGCAGTATTCAAAAAGTAATAATTGTCTATTCCTATTCCTAGCTGTGTGTCTGTAATGTCATAGGTGGCTTGGGCTTGGGAAGCTGTCTTAAACTTGTTTGGGTCATATACCATTATAGATTCATCTCCGTCACTATCTCGCTGGATTGTTCTTTTAGGTCGGATAGAAATCCTGTCCATATAGAATCAATTACTGCTAATTTACTTTCTGCTGTTGCTAGTTGCCATGAATTTTGGTTCTGATTAATTGCATAGAATGCTGCTCTATGAGAACATACCATCGCTAGCCATTGTTTATAGTCTGCGTTGATTGTTGCATAGTTTGTTACCAGTGCTGGGCTACTCCCTAACTTTCCAAATGCTTTCTCCATGTCGCTCTCTGCGTAATTAATCCAGATTGTTGTGTTCGCTTCTAGGATTTGGTTTGCACTTGCATTCTCTCCGATTGCTAGAAGTGCCTGTGCTGCGGTGCATAGTGTGACTGTCATACTTTTATAGAGTAAATCACTATATTTAATTCTTTCTCTTTTAGGAGCCAAGCTGCTCTAGTGAGTCCTTCTACAATATGAGAGTAATTCCCATCAATCTTCTCTTTTCCGCCTTCTAGTTTCTGGCTGATTATGCTTCTTAGGGAGAGTCTTATCTCTGCTGCGTCGAATAGGTGGAGTTGTCCTAACTCTCCCATCTCAAGAATATTCATATACATTGCCTCTTTCATGGAACGACTTGTTTCCTTGTTGTCTGACGTTTCTCTCTTAGAGTTACGGAGGTCTACTACATTTCTACGGAGGTCGTCATCACTCATCGCGGAACTGACTACTCCACTTCCTAGTCCGTCTCCATCAATTCCAAATTTTACATCCTCATACTTTTTGTTTAGGTGTCTTATGTTAATCATCATCTCAGTAAACCACATCTCACTACTCTTCTCTACTACTTGGTGGTGGAATTGGGTTATTGTGTCTCCTTTTCGCTGTAGTCCTTCGTAAGTAGACTCATCTTCTCCTGTTCCGGCAACATCAATCCCGATGGAGGTCTCCCCCCTTGGTGAAGAATTAGTTGGGGGGAGTATTGGATCTAGTGTGCAAACCTTCTCAATCCAACCATCTCCGAAGATTCTGTGTGCATCATCCACAAACTCTCCCAAATACATCTGCGCATACTTGGACTTAGTGAGTTTTTGCTTTTGCTTCTCTAGGAACTGGTCGTCTCTTCTCGGGCAGTCTTCGCTTGATTGGTGGAAACTAGTGAAGTCTTCGTCCTTGAAACATTCCGCATAATATCCCTCACTCAGAAATGGAGTTGAGAGTAGCCAGATATTCCCTCTCGTAATCGCTAAGGCAGGAATGATAGAGTTCCAGACCTCTTCTTTAATCCAAGCGGCTTCATCTGCTATGAGAAGGTCAATAGTATAGCCCATTATCCCGAATCCAGTGTCTCCGGCAGCATAACAGAAGATTTGAGACTTATTCTTTAAATTTATGACGTGCTTTGTTGGTTTTGGCTTTGAAATGCTCTTTTTGTCTGTATCGTGGATATTTCTTAGAATTTTACTGAATAGGAGGTTTGCTTGCTTCTCTGTGAACGCAATAACCATAATTAGCTTGTTTGGATTGTTTAGGGCGTATTCTGCGGCTTTCCTCGCAATAATGAATGACTTTCCCACTTGTCTCCCGGATCTAAGCACCATGTTGCCCTTAGTGTCCATTACCTTCTGTTGCCAATCATCTAGTTTCATGTTCTACTGGGCGGAGTCTATCCAATGCTGTCTTTAGTTGCGTCGGTCTATTTGCTAGCATCCATAAATAAAACCAAAGTGGGTGCTTGTGTGCCGAAAATTTTCCGAGTGCGTGGTGGTAGGGGCATAGGCTTATTCCGTTGTCGATGTCGTATTCGTATAAGTGGAACTCGTGAGGAATGAGGTGGTGGACATTGCAGTAGTGTAGTTTTCTCTTGTGGGCTGGACAAACAACGCATCCCCCATCTCGGCTTAATACGTGTCCTCGCCACATCCGATGAGCCTTATTCCACTTCCTCTTCATGAATATAATATAATTTCAGACTTTATAAATCTATATAATATTTTTGTGTGAGTAGTAGGGGGGTTGTTAGGGGGGGGAACTCAACGTCGCTGTTATAATTGATTAGAGGGGCTCCTACGCAGTCTAGCCCATATCACACGTATAATCACTGATATTTGGGAATAGTTCCACATGAAATGGGGGTTAGCCATAGTTCCATAGGAAACGTAGGTTCCATAGGAAATAGAGGTTAAATAGGCTAAATAAGGCTAGAATAGTTCGCACAACATATAATGTGCGTACTATTTGGGAGTTCCATAGGAAATAGACCCCTTCCATAGGAAACGTAGGTATAAGGATCCAAAAGTCCATGAGCGAGGTGGCTTTGGTTAAGTGCACGTGTTAAAATCTGATGATTTTAATGTTAGTAGCCTTAATAAAGTTAGTGGTAGCATCATGGTTACACCAACATCTTGTACGTTCTTAAACCGTTCGCACATACAAAACGAACGGAATGTTTATTAATCAGAACTACTATCCACCATTGCAACTCGGTAACCTGAGTGGAGAGAAGGCCTCTTACTTTAGTAATGCGAAAACGATGCGTTGAATAGCTTCTCCTCGCTGTTTAGTAAAATAAACATCACCTGAAACAATACACACAAAACTCCCGAAGACGTGGGAGTCAGGGGAACTACCAAATTCCGCTCACCGTGTATAGTCAAGAGAAAGCTACGCTTAGACAGAAGGCTACTAACACTACTCCAACCACCAACAAATAGGGAGGGTAAGGGAGAAGATTTAAGAATTGATGTGTATTGTTCTAACCGAAAAGTATATAAACAAAAGAATATAAGAATATACATGGGAGACGGACGAACAAGATACAATAGGATGATTAAATTACTAGAACCATTAGTTGGTCAGAAGATTCCTATGGGGAAGATCCAACGAAGGATCATGATTGAGATTGGGACTTCTCAGAAAATTGTTCAAGAAACATTAAGATTTATGATTGATTTAGGATTAATAGTTGAAAGAGATCATATGATTTTTGAAGTAATGATGTGTAAATTAGAATAATTAATTCTTAGACTTCCCATGCGGTCCTGGAGCCCTCTTACATTTATCACAAACACGCCTTCCTCTAGTCTTTCCTGTCATTTCACAGAATTCCTTACATCTAACGCAATAACGCACATACATCTTTAATTTTTTCATGATTATAAAATGTGGGCGTTCTAACATTATTACTAACTCGCTTTTACACGTGCTTGGGGGTCTAACCCAAATCTCCCACATCCCAGTCTTTCTGTGTCAACATAGGCGACTAGTTACCAATGGGGTTGCTTGACCTTTCAGCCTTCATATACCCCCAATGCACACGGCAGGATTCGAACCTGCACTCCCGGGTTTCCTATGTCGCTTGGATGGACTCGTGTGCAATCAATGAGGACTCGGAGTTTATATGCGAGAATACGCATTCCTCGATGACTATGATGACGCTTAAGTAGCGCCTTAATTTAAACTTTCTTATTGATCTCTTCTAAATGAGCCTGTCTTTTCTTCTTCTTAGATAACTCAACCTTCAATGCCATTAGAATCACTGCATTCTTTGATTGGTGGTATGACATCACTTGGATCTCTTGCTCGTAGAGTTGAATCTCTTTTTGGAGGCTTAACGTTACCATCTTGGCTTTGGCTTCTCTACACTAGGATTGCACTTCATCGGTCTCTTCGCCATCATGCTGAGATACCTCGCGTTGTTTGAGCTCCAATCGCAGTTGCTGTTGTCCTTGTTGTATGACATCAGATCCACTGGAATTTCTCTTTACTCGTAAGGTCGAGATACCGCTTTCCAAATAGCTTCGCATATAGTTCCCTTGCTTTCGCATAGGCTTGGTTAATTTTCCCATTCATCATAGCTTCTCTAGAAAATACCTATAAGTCTCAAGCACGCTCTCCGGAGTAATATCCACTGATCCAAATACAACCTTAGTCAAACACTGAGCCACTATGCTCTTATCCTTATCTGGAGTTCTATCAACCACATCACCCGCTATCTTAATCTTAATCAGTCCGCAGCTTTCATTTAGGCTAACTAAATTCTTCTCGTCATCCTTTATTTTAAATTTCATTTCCATCTTTACCTCCTTTCATTAAACCCTTTAGGATCCTTGCGAACTCCTTCATATGGGCTTTTTTGAGTATTCCTAATGCCTTTTGATAACACTTAGTCATAAATGCTTGTTTCTTTTTATCCTTGTATGCCATTATACTAGTTTATCTCCTGCTATTAAATATTTTATCGCTTAATGTTCCATTCGTTTCCATACTTACTAGAAGAATAAAGACTTTATAAACCTTCCGCTAAGTCTGCTGGAACGTCAATGCTAATCAATCTCTCATTAATTGGAATCGCTCTTATGTCGTAGCCATTGTTAAGAACACGAGTTTGTTCTAGGCTCTCTTCTTCTGTCGCTGGTAGTGCAAAATAAAGCTGTAAGAAGTTTTTGGAATACATATAGATCCCCCCACTCTGCCAGTTTGTTTCGATTGGTTTTCTTGTGTAGTGTGTAGCATATCCATTCTCAATAATTGCCTTCACCCTATTTGGATTCTCAAGATGCCTCTTCTTAATTGGGTATACCAGCGTCCCCATATATCCGGTAAAGTTCGCTGCCTTCTCAAGTGCACTCTCACTAATGAATGGCTTATCTACTTGGATGTTCACAATCATATTATTATGGAAATGACGTGCGACTTCCGCACAAGCCTCTGACCCATTTAAATTATTTCGGAGCGTAATGTAGGATTCAGTGAAAGAAATTGCGTGATTGTAAATCTCAATGTCTGGAGTAGCCACAACTACCCTATCAAAAATTTTTGCTGCTTTCTCGTAAACCATCCTTAACATTGTCTTGTTACCAATCTTGTGCATTGGTTTGTTAGGGAATCTCTTACTCTCTAGTCTTGCAGGGATGATAGCTAGAGTTTCGATTGTTCCCTTGCGATTACAGCGTTCTCCCTAATAATCAGTTGCTTCTGTCTGTCTCTTAGTCTCTTCATCATTGCTTCTAGTTCTTTCTTCAATTCTTTACAACCTGTCATCTAGTCTCACAATCGCATCCTCTTTAGTTAGAATGTGGAGCCTTGTCTCTTTGTCTTGGAATACTCCTAGCTTGCTATCTGCAATTACCCCTTTCTTAACTTTGTATCTTGGCTTTACTCCCTTTAATTTTGTCTTCCACTCTCCAGTGTAGGGATTAATGCTATATCTTACTTTGACTAAAGGATTCACTTGAACAGGGACGCTGTGTAATACATTCCCTATAATATCTTTGAACTTTCCAAGATGTGGATAGTATACTTCAATTAGTTCTGTCTTCTCATTGACAAATGTAACAACACACTTAACTCCAACAGGAATGTCTCTCTTGCAGTCATTTATTAAATTTTCTCTAGAATAATAGTTATATTGGATGTGGTCTGGGTCTATATCTCCAGTGATACATCCAGTAACATCTAGGTCTCCACTAATATCCACGTCTTCATTAAACTCCGCCCAGTTATTAACATCTAATTGGTCAACCTCTACATCATCCGCATCAATATCATCACAATCTATATCCCCGCTTGTGTTAATACTGAATGTTCCAGAGTAAGTTCCTGAAAGACTATCTCCTACATTTCTTGCATAGTCTGAGTGGGCTTGGGAGTTGTCTTGGCTATGGTCGTAAGCTGTGTTCCACTTCGGAATGTCAGCGTCTACGATTGTGTTTGTTCCTAAGTCTATTGTTCCCCCAAGATGTAAGTCTTTCCATTTTTGTAAAGAAGTGCCTAAACTTAATCCTTCATTAGTCACAGGCTTCCATGTAGCACCAGTAACATCTAATGCTACTCCTGTATCGGAACCACTTGCATAAAGAGTTATTGCTTTACCCCCCAATATGTTTTCATAATTTATAAATGCATCCACTCCATCAAACTTTATCCATTGTTGTATACTTCCCCCCCCTATATCTTCAACTTCTAATAACATATTTCCACTAGCACTTGTTATACCAATATTTCCTGTTGTTGTTAAATCATGCGTCCCCAAATCAACATCACTCGTCGCTCCGA